TTATATTGATGTTTCTTAAAATTAATACCACCATCTAATTGCTCTAAAAAAGCACCCATAGTTAATAAGGTGCTGTCACATTCTTTAAATGGTTGTAATAAATTTTCCACGCTAAAAGCAGAAGAGTAGGAGTCATCAGAATCACAAAATAGTATGTATTCATTTTTACCAATACTTAATCCCACGTTTCTTGCATTGCCAACTCCACCATTTTCTTCTAACTTTATATATTCTATATCTATAAGATTTTTAAATGAATTTATTACATTTGATGAATCTACTTTAGTTGAACAGTCATCTACTACAATTACGTGAATATCTTTTATCACCGTTTGCATAGCAATAGAAGATAGGCAACGTGTAAGCATTTCATCTGGTGTATTATAAATTGGAACTATAATGTCGCATTTCAACTAATAAACATCTCCTTTACAATTAATTTATGAAGGTACAGAAATCGTAATCAGAATTTTCTGACTGAATAACTTGTCCTCTTCTTAATTCATATAAATAATGAGCAAGCATAATTACAGTATAGAATCTATCATCATTCATTTTATTTTCTTTATCCTTTGGTAATGCATAACTTTTTGATGTCTTTTCTGGATTTTCAAACTTATAAATAGAAGTTATTTCTGTTTTCATCATATCAATATTCATCAATGAAATAATTTCATCATCAGATAACTCATATGATATTAATTCTTCGTTACCATCATCGAGTTTTCTAGTAAAGTTTATTACTTCTTGTTTAAATTCATATGGAAATCTAATTGCTCCCAAGGCAATTAATTCAAGAAACTCGTCTACCATTTGCGTTCTATATTTTCTAGGACTTATTAATCGTAACTTATCAACAGCATTTGGATATAGACTACTATACCCAGCGTATATTTCATGATTTGCATCTATTAATCCACGATGTACTATTCCATGATTATCAGTCCAATCATTTAACAATCCATCTGCATATGTAGACGTACCACCTCCACCAGAACCCTGATCTATCATCAAAACATCAATATTTTCATAATCGAGAGTTTGACCATTGTATTTAATCAATGTGTTTCTAATTTCTTCTAGTTGTCTATTTGAATCAAGTTTGTAACCCTTTTTACTTGCTAAGTCAACAAAATTTATACAGTTGACAATTTCACCAATGTAACCATAGTTTTCGTCTAATTTTATATTCATCACACTCAATATTGAATTATCAAGTGTTCTAGCAGGATCGAGAGCCAAGGCGATACGAGTGTTTGGTTTATAAGATAGTTGTGGTAAATAGAAACATTCGTTTCTACGAATCATACCCCATTTTACTATCTGGTTAATTCCACCATCTCTTGTAGGTTGATTATAATATTCTCTTAACGCCTTTTCTCTATTTGCTTTCATGGCAGCATCAACTTTACTACGTGTTAAAAGAGGAACATAAGGTTTACCTTCCATATATGTAGTAATAGCAGTATCACAAATCATATCGGCTACAAAATAATCTCTATCTCCAGCAAGCATCATTTTTGAAAAGTTCTTATAATGTTTATAAAACATTTTACTCATATCGTCCTGTGACGAAGCATATACTAATTGAGTAGGAACTTTGCGTTTCTGTGCTTTAATATTAAACGATTTATCAGTTGAAGTTTTAAAGTTAGTGTCTTGTGCAGCAAATGCTTCGCAGACAGCAATAAGTTCATCAGATGAAAATGCCGCTTCATCAAAGAATACTAAAGTAGCACGTCTCATATGTTATCCTATTGGCTTTTTATCCAATAGTTCTTATGGTTATTATTTCCATAAGGTCGGCGTACCTTTTCACCTACAGCATTACCTGTTTAGGGGCGAGGACTCTTGGGGGAATTATATTCTATATCATATATAGTTTCATCCCCTACGCTCTGCGTGTGACTATACTTTTAAATATAGCCTTCCACTCGGATTAGCATCTCAGCCTTCCCGATTTCTTCCTCACTTATATATTAACCAGCCATTTCTGACTGGCGAAGCAAACGTTGTGCTATTTGATATTCTTTATATAATTTTTCTTTTTTACTCAATTTCCTATCTAAATAAATAGTTGCATTATCAAACATATAATTCCACATTTTATCAGTATTTTTCATACCCCTTATATAAAGCCTATATGTACTTCCTTTTTCATCTGTTATATAAGAACATATATCTACTTTATACAAATGTTCACGAATATCCATTAAAAATTCTTTACTAGCTGAACAAAAATTAATAGCAACCGTTTTTCTTTTAGAACTATCAGTACAAATACATCCATCTCCATCAAAAAAGCCTCTAATGAAATGTTTCATTAGAGACTCATTAATTTTTGGAACTTTTATATTAAAAGTTTTATTAGGAATACAACCATGAGATATTAAGTCATTTGCCATTTTTATAGAATAGCATCGTATTACACAACTTTCCTGTTTTTTATTATTAAATGTGCAAATTCTTTCTTCAAATGTTACTGGTACATTTCCATTTAAAGATTTATTAAATTTTTTAAGATGATTATAATCACCTTTAAATAATTTAATACAAACCTCGCCAGAATTAGTTATATTATTAATATAAACACAACCATCCGCATACATAAAACCTAACCAATAAGCTTTTTCTTCAGTATCTATAAATTCAAAGAAATCATGATTATATGTATATATACTCTTTTTTAATCCTAATCTATTTATTTTTAAATCAATTGCAGTTTTAGTTCGTCCAACTAATTCTTTACTTAATTCTTTATATGTTTTTGTTTGATAATTATTTTTTAGATATTCTATTTCAGCATCAGACCATTCATTATTATTTGTAATTTTAAGTTTACATGCTTTCGTCTTTATTGCCGATTTGTCTCTTTGTAATTGTTTACTTATTTCATCTAAAGAAATAGAGTAGTAATTATCTTTTAAAAATTTAATTTCATTTTCTGTCCATCTTGGATTCATTATCAATTTCCTCCTAATTGATTTATTTTTAATAATGAATATGTTATAATTTAATTTACTTCTATTGTTATCTGGATTACCATTTAATGTAAAAATCTCACTACCGTTATAAAATGAAACATGAAAACCTGTTTGAGCATGACTAAATCCAGTTTTATTATTTGCCGACTTAACAGTTTCTTTTTCAACAATATCTTGTAAAGAATCGATAGAAGCAGATGTTTTACCAATTCGTAAAACAATTTCTTCAATCTTAGTAAATGTTTCCTTTGACTGATCACCGACTGAAGATACAATATATATAGCCTGATTTTCATATAGAATAGCTTTAAGAATCATGAATACTGCACCTAAAAATGACTTACCAAAGTCTCGGCTACAGCACCATAATACATGTGAACTATTCCAGCTTCCTTGTAGTAAATATTTCTGTGCATCCGTAAGTTTTATACCTAACAAATCCTCACAGGCTATACACGGATTACGGCGGTAAAAGGCTATACTTTCTGCATCTAATTCACAAATACGTCTTTTTCGTTCTGACATTAACTTATGCTTCGCCATTGTTAACACCATCCTTTAATTCATCAATTGTCTTAGTTAAAACACGTACTTGTTCTTTATAATCATCTAATTCTCTATATAAATCATTAACTAATTTTAGATTAGTTTCATATATATCCTTTTTATCATTCTCATCAAACATACCATTTTGCAAAATTGCCTTTTGAGACATTCCAATTGCCCATAAAGTACCTGCGCTTCTTAACTGATCATAATAATCCGCTTCAGCCTTTTCAAAGTTTTTATTTCTTAAATCACGCATTAAATATGTAAGAGTTGATTTACCCACATCTTTATTTGACCTATTTTTTACAGATATCTCATTTTCTTTTGCTATTTTATCATTGCTTGCTACAAGATTTTTCTTAATCTCATTTAAGGTTTTTATATCATTAGCATCCTTCAAAGGGTCAAGATTTGCTATTTTTACATCACATTGTCTTATTTGCTTGTTATTGTCAACTATTTGTAATATTTGCGAAAGTTTATAAGCATCATCTGCTATATCATCATCCTCTAAATAAGGGAATAATTGATTAAACAAAAATTTACGATCTTCTTCAGGATATTCGTCAAAGGGATCATATCCTATAATTTCAATGCAATAATCTCTATTCTGAATATCAGTTTTAGACCATTTAGTTTCCTTTTCTTTTTCATGGTCATTACTTGTCTTTCCTATTTCTCCGTTAAGTATAGATTGTGAAAAATCTTGATACTGATACTGTCTACCATTTATTTGCCTAAGATATAAACCCATGCTAAAATTATTATTGTTCTTTGTAATACTAGAAAATAACGAGTAATAATATGGGATATCTAATTTATGACACAATAAAATACATGCAGTCTCAGTTCCATATTTCTTTTCATATCCATTAAATAATTCATTCACGCAATTTTTACACAAAGGAACAAATCTATCATTTTTTAAAAAAGATTCTGACCATTGTGATTTATAAAATTTGCCTACAGGGTTGTCTTCTTCACAACCACAACGTAAACACTTATAACTGTGAGAATCATCAAAATTATCTGTTGATTCTGCAATTTTTGGTTTTCTAGCTATGATAGCCAACCCCTTTCTTTACAATTAATTTTATATAATAAAAGTAACCAATTTCCTCAGTTGCATAAATAAAGCTGCATCCTGTGACAGATACAGCCCTCAAAATATCTAATAAAACCTACATTCTATCTCACATACAGTGCTCCTATGGAATTACCCAATGGTCTGTCACCTAAAATAAGGTTCAGGGTTTCTGGATTGTGAGATACTACTATAAACCCTTTTTCGTTATATGTCTTTATGTTTAATATATCTAGCTAAAATTATCTTTCGTCTTCAACCCATTTAATTCTCTTGTTACCTAAGTAACTAAATCCAACAGCCAATAAGAAATCCTTAAATAAATCACCCAATACTTCAAGCTGGCTACCACCAAGATAATCAGATTCAACAGTTTTGCACATATGAGTAGGATATCCAAACTCATCAATATATGTAAAGTCAACACTTACAGTTTCATCAAAATCTCTATCAAAATTTTTGTTCATTTTTACTAAACCGTTACTGAAAACTTATAAAAAGTTATAAACTTTTATGTTTCATTCCTACTTCATCGTGTATGCTTTTGTACTGAATAAATTCAGATACTACTCACAAGTTCTTGTACACTCCATAGGCGTAAATTCCTGACTAACGTATCAGTACATATCTGTATTAACTTGAAAGTGTTATACTACAGATTATTATTCTGAAACCATTTCTCCATATCTTTTAAGATTTAAAGCGGCTTGATAATCTCTGTCAATTACATTTCCACATTCACATCTGTAAATACGGTCTGATAACTTCAAATCTTTTTTGATATTCCCACAACAACTACATAATTTAGAACTTGGAAAGAATCTATCTGCAATAATTACAGGTACATTGTTCCACGCTGATTTATATTCTATCTGCCTTCTAAATTCTCCAAAACATTGTTGCTGTACAGATTTAGATAAATGTCTATTCTTCATCATTCCTTTTACATTCAAATCTTCTAATACTATATAAGATGGTTTGGTTTTCACTATCTCAGTAGTAGTTTGATGTAAATAGTTCTGACGAATATTCGATAGCCTGCGATTTAGTTTTAAAAGTTCTTTTTCACTTTTTATAATGTTACTTGTTTTACAGTAACTTCCTCCTTTCTTGTTATTTTCATATTTTCTTGATATGGAACGCTGTAACTTGCGTTTTCTTTTTTCTAGTTTTTTAATTTTTTGTGTCTTGTTAATATTCTGATATTTATGTTCATCAGAACATATTGCTAAATCTTTAATTCCTAAATCAATTCCAACACCGTTATTTGATAGAATAGTAGTACAATCTTCAAATTCAATACCAATTGTAATATACCAATTAAGTCCATCATACTTGATACGAGGATTCATATACTTACAATTTGTAGGTATTCGACCATGTTCAGCAAGTCTTATCCAGTTTAGTTTCTGCTTATTTTTCTTTTTAGAAGTAGCAAATCCTTCAACTTTTACATGTGTATCTGTAAATTGGATTTTTACATTATCTTGATAAAACTTTGGAACTGAATGTTTCTTGCTCTTAAATCGAGGGAATTTTGTATATCCCTTAAAGAAATCTCTGTATGCGTCACAAGCATCTTTAATTGCTTGTTTTGTGACATTATTTGAAACGTTATTCAGCCATGCATATTCATCGGTTTTCTTTAACTGTGTAAATTCTTTTCGCAAATCGCTATCCGATATAAATTTTCCACCATTCTTATAATTATCTTGTTCTCTTCCTAAAGTCCAGTTATATGCAAACCTTGCAGTATTAGCATATTGAAATAATTTAGTTTTCTGTTTGTTGTTTGGGAGTAACATTACTTTAATTGCCTTTATCATCTTCATCACTCCCCTCTATTAATTCTTTTACAAGTTTTCGAGCCTTATTAGCACGTTTCCCTTGTAATTTACAACTAAATACAGTTATTATTTGAA